GTGACCGTTTTGTAACGGCTACGGCGTCAACGGCTTAATAGGGAGGATTTATTATGGCTATTAATAGAGCTAGTATTAGCAAAGAACTCCTTCCCGGTCTTAACGCCGTATTTGGTTTGGAGTATGGAGAGGTTAATAACGAACACGAACCTCTCTTTGAAGTTGAAAACTCAGATCGTGCATTCGAAGAAGAAGTTCTCTTCACGGGCTTCGGAACCGCCCCCACGAAGGGTGAAGGTGCTTCGGTTTCTTATGACGATGCACAGGAAAGCTATACGGCCCGTTACACGGCGGAAACCGTTGCGCTTGCCTTTGCGGTTACTGAAGAAGCTATGGAAGATAATCTGTATGATACGTTTGCGAAGCTACGTGCAAGAGGTCTTGCTCGTGCGATGGCGAACACCAAACAGGTTAAAGCTGCGAACATTTTTAATAATGCTTTCACCGATACCATTGGTGATGGTGCGGCGTTCTTCTCGGCTGCTCACCCGACTATTGCCGATGGCAATCAGTCCAACCTTCTAGCGGCTGCTGACCTTACGGAAGCAACGCTTGAAACTGCGCTTACCAGCATTCAGAAACTCAAAGATGATAGAGGTATTCTGATTGGTGCTAGTGCCGTTTCTCTGCATGTCCCTGTTGATTCGTGGGCGATTGCGGATCGTATTCTTTCGTCTCCCGGTAACACTCAGACGAGTGCTGCTGATGCGAACCCGAATACGAACGCTATCAATGCCACCCGTCACATGGGCATGGTTCCTGAAGGTTACTTTATCAATCGTCGGTTTACCGACACTGATGCCTACTTCATTAAGACTGATGTTCCGAATGGTGCGAAGATGTTCGTCCGTTCGCCGCTTCAGACGAAGATGGAGCCGGACTTTGATACGGGTAATCTTCGGTTCAAGGCACGGGAGCGTTATAGCTTCGGTGTTTCGGATTGGCGTGGCTACTTCGGTAGTGCCGGTTAATAAAGTGTGTGGGGGAGTGGTCTTCGGATCACTCTCCTACTCCTTTACCTAAAGGAGAGATTATGGCTTCAAATATTAAAGTTGCAATAGCGACCGGAGATGCTGTTCTTAAATATGTAGATACTGACACAACCGTTGGAAGTAATGGAACCGCTGATGGCAACATTCCAAGCACAACTAGAATTGTAGCTATCCATGCTGTAGCATCTGCGGCTGGTTCTTATTCTATTAAGGGGCAACGTCAGATTACAAACAAGACTGCTGAAGGTACGGCTATTAAGTTTCAGGTAGCAGCCAACGAAGCTTCGGATATCTATATTGGAGATATGGGTGTTCCGGTGTATGGTGTGGTCAGTGTTTCTGGTCCCACTGATGGTTGCGTTCTAACAGCTATGCTTGGCTAGTCATGCCTGACTACGCATTTTTAAAAACAGATTTAATTAATACGACTGAGAATGATTCTACGGAGTTTGCTACGCAAATTCCTTTCTTCATTACAAAGGCAGAGTTTCGCCTTACAAAAGACCTTGACGATGTAGGTCTAGATGAATATACGAATGTTTCAGTCTCATCAGGGAATGCAGGTGCCGTTCCGCTGAATGATCGTGTACGCATTGTTCGCAATGTAAACTTTAAAGTAAGCACGGGAACCACTGTAACTAATTTGCTTCAACGAACTGTTGAGTATGCAAATGATTATTGGCCGGTAAGCGCCTCCACAGGAACGCCAAGATATTATTCACGGCGTACAAACTCCAGTATTAAAATAGTACCTACACCAGTTTCGGCAACCACTGTTGAAATACAGACGGCATCGCAGCCGCTTGCATTGGCGTCAGCAACAGGAACAAGTGTTACAACCAGTAACTACTTTAGTGAATACTGTTACAACGCCTTGTTTTATAGTTGCCTTATAGAAGCTACCCTATACATGAAGGATTGGGAAACTCTTCAAGTATGGCAATCAGAATATCAAAACGCAATTCAAACTCTTCGTAATCAGGCCCGTAGAACTAGACAGGATGACATGGAAGTTGCGGCTTCTCCTGCTGGCGGTCCTAATACAATCACACAAGCAGGATCATAGGGAGAATACATATGCCAGCAAAAATTATTGCTCGTCAAGCAAGGAAAAGAGCAGGACAAGGTTTAAGGGGAACCAGAGATAGTGCTACTCGTCTAAATGAAAAAGGCGAAAAGGTTCGTATGTCCAAAGAAAGTAATGTTCCTGTTATGCAGGAAGTTGCTTCGCCTAAAGCAAGAAAAGCAGGAGCAAAGAAACAGGGTTCTGCTGCTGCTAAAGCAAAAAGAAAAGCAGAAGGAAAACAGGCAGCAGATTTAATGCAGCCAGCAGCGGGATCAGTTGGTAAAGGTGCTGAACAAGCAGATGCAGGAATGCGCTCTTCTAAAGTTGCAGCTAAAAAAGCAAGTGACTTTGATAAAGCATTAGCTCGCAAAGAAAAACAGCTTGCTGATATTAGAGCTAAAGCTGATGCTATGAAAGATCGAAGAAATAAAATTGCATATCTTGCTGAGAATAAAACAAAAATGGATGCTCTAAAAGCCTCTATTAAAGATATGAAATCTAGAGGTGGACCGGGTGGCAGGACAAAAATAAAATATAAAAAGAGAAAAGGTGGAGGCCCACTAAAGACTGTAGATAAAGCTAAAAATCCGGGTCTTGCTAAACTTCCTACACCTGTTCGTAATAAAATGGGTTATGCTAAAAATGGCGGCTATACTAAAAATAAAATAAAATCCAAAAAAGTTTCGGGCAATGATGGCAATGCCATTGTAGCAGCTTGTTATGATTAGAAAAGCACTAAGAAAAGCAACAGGAAAAAAAAGAGCGGCTAGAAAAGCTCCTGCTTCTGACGTGAAGCAGGTAAAAAGACTTACGCCTAAAAAGGCTGCGGCAAAACAAACTGTTGCTTCTTCTCGTAAAAAAGCAAAAAAACCTGCACCTAAAAAAGCTGCGGCTAAAAAAGTAAAGAAGCCTGCGGATACGAAAGCAAAAAAACTTGCGGCTAAAAAGGTACGAGATGCTGCGGCCAAGAAGGCAAAGGAAGTTGCGGCTAAAGAAGGTCCAGTACCCGAAAAACTATATAGGTATCCGGGTGAAGGTATGCGGGGCAAATCTGGTCGTCTTACACAACGTGATATTGTGGGACAGGTCAAGCGTGGTGTTCCACAAACCGTAGCTAATAAGAGAGCAGAGGAGAGAGCAGCAAAAAGATTAGCAATAGAGCTGCCTATGAGAACATGGAACAAAGAAAACGCTGAAGATATATTAACGATACAAATATTTAATTCTGATAAAAATATATCAAAAACTGAAGCTCGTAAACTAGCAAAAGAAATGATAAAAGACAGTGAAAGGCAGGTAGAAATATCCGAAGAATTTCGAGGAGTCCTTTCTCCTTTTAGCGCACGTAGGCAACCGGACAAAGGATTTCGAGATGTATCTGATAAAACACTTAAAGATGAATCTTCTAAAAAATCGGGCGGTCGAGTTTACAAACGTAAGAAAGGTGGCAAGGTTATGAGCGGACAAGACTTTGTAAATTCTTTTTATGATTAGTCGCTCTTCAATAAGAAAACAAATTACTCGCCCTGCTAGAAAAAAAGTTACAAGCAAAACTAAACTACGTAGAAAACGTAAAAGGAGAAAGTAAATGCCGGGACCACATACACTTATTAAACGGCCCCATAACCTTGATGAGATTGTAGGTCGTCCTACAGGTCAGGGCTATGGTGCTGCACGTAAAGGACCAGATGTAAAGGGACCGCCTCAAGATGTTGTAGTCGATGAAGACTACACGCAAGGTAAAGCTTTTAAAGTAGAAGATTAATCATGGCTGCAAGAGATCGACTCTTAGAAGCTATCGAACAGGTTGAAAGCGGTGGTCGCAGAGATGCCGTTAGTCCTAAAGGTGCCAGAGGCCGTATGCAAGTTATGCCAGCAACGGCACGGCAACCGGGATATAAAGTTAGACCTGCTCGTAATGAAAGCGAAGAAGAGTACACCAGAGTAGGTAGAGACTATGCTTTAGCATTGCTTGACTATTATGGTGGCGATCTTGAAGCAACACTTGTTGCCTATAACTATGGACCGGGAAACGCTAACAAGTGGATAGCTTCTGGTAGAAACAAAAGCGACCTTCCCAAAGAAACCAGAAACTATATTACTAGAGTTAGTAAGCAGCTTGGAGGAGATAAAATGGCAAGACGACCATTAGAATTTGTAAAGCAAGATAAGCTTTCGGAATTAACTAAAAAGGCAGTAAAAAATCCTGACAGCGCAGATGCTCGTAAAGTTGTTCGTGAGCTTATTGCTAGAGGTTTGCCTGTTCCAAAAAAACTTCAAGCATCAATTGGTAAAGCTAGAGCAAGGGCTGGTGTTGGAAGCCCTCCTCGTAAAGTTCCACGTCCTAAAAGAAAACCCGCTGCACCTAAACAACCTACGCAAGAAGAATTTATGAGAGGGCAAGCACGTGCTTTTAATGCTCCAAGAGGAGATAGTTTTACACCACCCCCACAAGTTCCTTTCTATGGTGATGAGCCGGGAGCGCCTTATCGTGGAAGTGGTAGAGGTATAGCTGGACCCCCTGTGCCTGAACGTCAGCTTCGACGTGGTGTAAGCCGTGTGCCAAGAGGAGACTTCGGGGTAGGTTCTGGTCTTACTGATCGTGCTAAAGATATCAGAATTATGCCAGCAGATTTCGGTATGGGATATGATCCTAATCTAGACCCATCAACAGGTATTGGCATAGATGACGATGTTCGTCAAGTTATGAGAGATACTCCAAGAGGTAGTGACGCTCCGTTAAGAGATAATCAAGGACGGGATTACGAAACTCTTCGTGAGTACTTTATTGAAAACCTGACCCCTCGCAAATCTAATGTGATGACTCCTTTTGGTATTGTTGAAATTGATACCACTGAAGAAGGAATGTTTCCTGAAGACGACAGGTACGACCAAAAGAAGGGTGGTCGTTTGAAAAAGAAAAAGCCTGTTGCTCGTAAGAAAAAAGCCGCACCTAAAAAGAAGAAGCCTGTTGTGCGTAAGAAAGCTGTAGCAAAGAAAGCTCCTGTTCGTAAGAAAGCCGTAGCTAAAAAACCTGCTGCTCGTAAACGTGCGGCTAAACGAGGGTTTGGCGCAGAGCTTAGAGGTAATTAATATGGTTGATTTTGCATCTAAGATAAAAGCACAAAAAGCTAAAGATAGGGAAAGAGCCAAGAAAAAACGGCAAAGTGTCAGGGGAGATAGACCCGGCAGACCAGACAAGGCTCCGATACCTCGTCGTAGAAAAAGAGAGGATACCTCTGATGCTTTGATAAAGGGCATCACAGATCTTTTTAAAGATGATGGGCCAACAGGTAGCGAGGTGCAGTCACTAGAGGATTACATTACTGGATATGGAAATCCTATAGGTGCTGGACCTGCTAGTGTTGGCTATGGAGGAGCAGGTTATAGTGTATTTAAAAAAGGTGGTCGTCTTAAAAAAGCTGGTAAAAGAAAACGTGCTGCGCTTAGAGGACAACGCTCTGAACTAAGAGGATCATAAAATGGCTAAAAGTCTTTTTGAAGAACTTCTGGAAGAATACGAAGAAGAAGAGGCAGCAGACAAAGTAGGCGAAGCTGTTGAAGGTGATGACATTAGTGTGATACGTCAACAGGTACAGAGTGGTGGTGGCGGCAGAGGTGGAAGCAGTGGACTTGGAACTGCGCTGACTGTAGCTAAACTTGGAGCATCACTGGCAGGAGTGCCTCTTCCTTTTGAAGAAGGTGGTCAGATAAAAAAGAAAACTAAGAAGAAAAAGAAAAGATTTGTACGTGGCGTGGGTGCCGCTAAACGTGGTTATGGTAAGGCCACCTATTCTAAAAAAATGTATTAAGGAGATTTGATATGGCTAGAGCAGCAGCAAAAATTGTAGGAAGGCGGGGACGCAAGCGTAAGGCTAGAGGTGTAAAAGCCGCAACTCCTGATCAGAAGATGGGTGCCAAAAAAGCTGGCATGAAACTTAATGAGTTTAAAAAACTTTCTGACGACAAACAGAAAAGGTTTATCAAAGAAGCTAAAGATGCTGAGAAGCCAAAGAAAAAAAAGAAGCCAGCTAAAGTAAGATATAGCCGCAAAGCTAAAGCAGAAATAGATCGTTTAAAAGCAGAGCAAGAAGAAGACAAAGCGAGAGATATGGGTAAAGAAATTCTTCCTCGCCGCCGACGCACTGGTCCTGCTGGACAAGAAGTAGAACAAGGTGATTTGCTTTCTAAAGTGCCTGTGCCTAAGAAAAGAGAAGTATCTCCTGAAACATATAAACGTCAGAAGAGAACAGGCCAACGCCGCAGAGGAGAGTATGCGCCTCCTGCTAGTATGATAGCTGAAGAGATGGGAATGGGTGGCAGAGGTCGTGAGATGATGCCTACTGGTAAAGAGCTTGATGAATTAATTTCCAGCGGCTTTGAAATTAAAAAGTATGGTGGCAAGGTAAAGCGCCGTATGGGTGGACAGGTACGAGGTTACGGTAAGGCGCTTCGTGGTTACTAAAGAGTTTCTTGAAAGATATAATAAGTCTGTAGAAGAAGGATATGACGACTATACTTTAATTGACTTCTCAGGAACTAGACCAGATAAGAATGACTATGAAGACTTTCAAGAGTATATCAACGATCTGTGTAAATATTTAAGAAAGAAATTTAGGTATACATATGGCAGTAAAGCGAAAAAGAAAACCAAGTAATATGAAAGGTATTACTATTGGTCGAGGCATGAAGCGTCCCACTAAATCTGGTGCTGGCATGACTAAGAAAGGTGTAGCTAAATATCGTAGGCAGAACCCCGGTTCTAAACTCAAGACTGCTGTGACAGAAAAGAAACCAAGTAGTAAAGCAAGAGCAGCAAGACGTAAATCATATTGTGCAAGATCAGCGGGACAAATGAAAAAGTTTCCGAAGGCAG